GTGACCATAAATTTAACGTCATCGAAATCAGCGGCTACATAATCTGAATTGGTAATGGTCGTAAAACTATCAAGATAAATAATATCCCCTGCACTTATTCCATGAGCCGAGGCGAAAGTAATCGTAACAGAAGTTGATGCGTTGGTTGTGGTAAAGGCGCTGGTTAAAGTGGTTGTTGTTTTAATAGGATGAATGTCATAAAAAATTCCTCCTGAATAAACATAAAGAATTCGATTGGTGCCAATGGCTGCGTATTTAATGCCCGTGTTGTCGAGAAAATGATGCAGCGCTCGTGCCGGTCCGGTTAAATAACTCTCTCCTAGTTCAGCCCAACCGCCTATTTTTTCAGGGGTAGAGTATCTGAAACGCACGTTATCACCCGCAATCCATTGCCCTTCGGCCGTGGTTGGTGTAACTTGTTTATTGAATCCTGGTAAAAAGCCTATCTTTTGTAGCATAGAAAATCCGTTTCTATTACAAATATACTAGATCGTGGTGCAGATCAACTCATTACACCAGCCATTTTGATAGTCAATAGCCATGACTTCTCTAGCTTTTGCTTTCTGTGCGTCGGTGATGATCCGTGGTTCGTGTTTTCTGAGCCTTGTTTTCTGGATTTTTTTCCCACCGAGTTGTTCCAGGAACGGAAGGAGCTTGGCATCGATCTCATTCATATTCCAAACATGAGTATAAATGCTGGGATCAGGACCAAGCATATCCGTATTCGTTCGGCAGTGAATTCTGATGTAATTGTTTTTTAACTGTTCCTGATAGGTATCAAGAAAAAGATCTAGATTATTAAGATGAGGATACTGTTCCTGGCAATAATAAAAACCCGCGATGATCTTGTCGATAGGATCACGGTAGACAGCGATGCGAATCTTGCACGCTTTAAGTTCTTTGTGATAGGCTTCAAATCCTTTTTCACGTCCGATGTAGGAGTCTCGTCCACAAAAATCCTGAACGTTGGTGCCACTATAAGTCGTAGGTTTCTCGTTCCAAAGGAGCTGACCGAGATAATTGATGATGGTGGTGGATCCGGCTTTATTATTCCTGACATACCCCAGACGTTTACCACCTAGAGTCACACGAATCAGGGCCACTATTTAGGAACGCCTAGAAGAGGACGTTTGTCAAAGAGGTTCGTCTTAGCGTAGGGACCATTCGCATGATTATAATGTAGAAAGACTTGAGAACAAACAGTGCCTTGAAAAGGTTCTCGCCAATGCTCGAGTTCACAGCCAGAATAAATAAGCATGTCTCCAACTTTAAGATTTATACGGATTCCTTTCGGAGCTCCGGGTTTAACTGACTTGTCTTTTTCATCCTTACCATAGATGACAAAATCAGCGCCTGTTGGATCTATAAAAATAGGCCATTCTTCTCCACCCAAATGTAACGTAGTAGAAATCTCACAGCTCGGTCGATCCTTATGGCGAAGTAAAATATTTCCTTTTTCATAAAGTCGGGTATATGAATACGTTGGAACCAAATCCATTCCTGTTTTGACTTTCATGATGGGTCTCATATACTGAAGCAAGGTTTCCATTACCCAGTCACCATATTTAGAATAGGCTCCGGGTATTTGTGGATCATCTCGTTTACCCATAAAAGGATTAGTTGGATTCACTTTATTATGTTTCACCATCAAATCCACCGCGTCACGCTGCAGCATCATATAGTTGAAGATGAAATTAGAGAGCTCCTTGGAAAGCGCTCCTCTAATGACCTGGTATTTTTTTGTTTTAAAACTCACCCTACTTTTCCTTCTTCATTGACTTGAATAAAATTAAAAGAAACAGAGACGCGCCAGCCTTTTTCTCCCTTTTCTTTGGATTCATTCATTTCTACACCATGCGTTACCCATGCAGGAAACATAATCATCTGTCCTTCGATAGCGGGATAGATCACCACGCGCCATAAGGCTCGAGGTATCCCTTTCACTCGGCGAGGTAATATAATATTGGGACCGGGCCTTGGATCTTCAACAAATAAACTTCCTGAATTATTAGGAACTTTCACATAGTAGACACCTGACCATTGAGAATTGGGATGCAGGTGCTGCTTGTTGTAGGACCCTGGATAATTGATATTAGCCCACATATTTCCTAAACCTGGTTTGGGTTCCATGCCGTAGTCCTTAAAGATTTCATCTTGCATGGTAAAGAGTTCATCGTTTAAAGGTTTATATTCTTTTTTAAAATTCATATCAGTGGGACTATGCCAGCCGCCACCGGCATTCGTTTTTGTTTCAGTTTTATCTTTTTTACTCCAGCCTTTAATCAGGGGGAATAAGTACTTGTTCATCTTTTTAGGATCCTTAACCATTTTAAAATAGACAGGAGTCGGGAATAAAATTTCTCGGTTCATTTAAACGGAGGTCCTCCGAACCACATCACCAAGGAGCGTCGGATACCTTTCTTGACTTTAGCGACACGGTGACGAATGAGACTACAGAAGAAAATGGCCTGCCCTTGCAAAAGTTGAGGGGGTTTATTGCCTTCACTCATAAATTCCAGATCGCCTCCTTCAAATTCAGATTGATTTGAAAGTAAAATGGTCATGGATATTTTTCGAACCGGAGGTTCAAACTGACAATTAACATCGGCATCCATATGCCAGTCATAAAAGCCTCCTTTAGGATACTCGGTGAATTGAGCAGGTTCAGCAAGAGTCATCCCTTCATAACCAAAATGATTGCCATTCACCTGTTTCATTGATCGTTCAATAATTCGATACATATCAGGCATCGCTTTAAAAGGAATCCAGCTGATAGTTGTAATTCTTTTTTTAGTATCATACTTACCCCCAGCTTTTTCTTGATGTTCCACCTTGGCCTCCTCAGATTTTTGCTGATGGCCCATGTTGATAATGTCTTGGCACTGAGAAGGAGTAAAGATAGGTTCTACCGTATTAGCCAGTAAAGATTTCCATTTAGGTTCCGTGATCATTGAGCCGTCCTTGATTTGACTGGATCATATTCGACGTCCATATTACAAACAAGTGTTCTTCGTTTTGCTTTTTTATTGGTGAAAGGATAAACGACATGACGCACGTCATAGGGGAAAATATAAAAGTCTCCAATCTTCATTTTGGGAGAATAATCAGTGGCTGCAAATTGTCCTGCAATATTACCTAAAATTTGAAGTTGGCCATTCATCGGTTGATCGGGTCGTGCAATTTCAGGTCCCATATCCTTGGAAAGTTTAAGAATCATCACCGAGGATAAACCAGTAAAAATTTTACCTTGATGAATATGTACAGGATTATAGTCTCCTGCTTTCATTTCATTAACCCAGATCGAATTAATATCCATCGTATACTTCTGCGTCTTATTCCAATCTAAATAATGTTTAAAAACAGAATAGAACCATTTTAGAATATCCTCCGATACAGAACTGTGGGTATGCATTAGTTTATTAGTAGGGCCGGCATAAAATAAGGAAACTTCATCGGGAATTTTTCCGGCTAGCTGTTTATTGGCATTGGGTAGATGTTTCTTTTTGGTTTCGTAAAGCTCATTAATTCCGACAAACACTTCCAAAGGGACTTGATATTTTAAAACAGATTGTCCAAGGAATATAAAATCAAAGTTCATTGTAAGTTTCATATAAATTTTATCTTTCCATATTGCTTTATAATTTCTTTAGGAAGAATATTAACATTGGTTTTACTTTTAATCAATTTTTTAGTTTTAATCGTGTGGAGTCCTTCACCGAAATTAGTGTCATCGTATCCTAATCCATTTATTACGACTTGATCTAGATCAACAAAGCGATGTTTAAAAGGAGGAATGTCTAAGAACTGATAGATTCCTTCAAGGGTGGCTCTAGGTTTTCCCACCAGTTCTTCATAGTCTATAAAATGGACATGGTGCTTATGTTCAGGCTTTAATAAATTCTGCATGCATAAAAGTTCTTTGGTTATTTGACCCTCTTTTCTCATTAGCTTATGACAGGCGTCCGTAGTATTAGTAGTTACTTTGTGTATAAAATTATCAGGAGTCTTATTAGCCCACGTAATCCAGGAAGCCAAAACTTCCAGGATAGGTCTCACGAGAAAAATAATTTTGATTTCTTGCTTAAAGAATTTTTTTAAAAGAAAAAGACCCCCCTCCGTTCCGACAGGCCCTCGCTCAATAATGTATTTATAGGGCCAATACTCATAGTAAGCCGGAATAATAGCTTCCATGACTCGATGTAAAGATTCATGGTCGGGATAATTTTGAAAAATATCCGTCTTTTTTAAATTCCAGACATCTTTATATATTTCCAAAGTAATACTGTTAGGAGTGCATCCAATATCTGAATTTTGATTAAGAATAGAGGTGAGTAAAGTATTACCCGCACGCGGAAAACCCGCTAGAAAAAAGATCTTCTTATTTTTGACTGGCTTCATAAGCCCTTCTCCGAGAAGGAAGACCTTCTACCTCTGTAGGAATATAATCTTCTGTGGCTGCCATAAGATCTTTAGGCACTTCACTGGTCACCACTTTGACTGGCATTTCTTTATAGCCCAGTTCAACACCGGCAAGATAACGATTGTTACCAATACAACATTTATAACGATCTCCTTCTTGAATACAGAGTAAAGGATTAATCATTCCTTCTTTCTTCATCGAGTCTCTTACCTTTTGATAGAAAGGACTTGTTCTTTGATTATGAGGATTTTGTTGTAGCTGCTGGTTTCTTAGAAATACTTTTTCGATAGGCACCATCATACTTCAGTTCTCCTGATTTTCTGACACGTTTTAAAGTTTCTAGCTGCCCGAGCACATTGAATACTTCAGGTTGTGAAGAGCCTGGTGTCAAGGTTGCTTTCCTTTGTTCTAAGTTATGCATATAGGATTCGGCTTGGTGGGTATTAACATCTCGATCATCAAACTTTCCATCGTGAAATTCTTTCTTAAGTTTAGACCAGGTTGAAATTTCTCTCATCCTTGCTTTGGCCACCAGTTCCATGCCTGCTCGGCCATACAGTTTTTCTTCAAGTTCAATCTTGGCTAGTTTCTTTTCAAATTTATCTTCATTAGGATCTATAATTTTGTGTTCTAATTTTTCAATCTCGACATCGTTCTTCCGGTAATCAAAAGAAAGTTGCATCAGGTTTTCAAAGTGGGTGTTCTGTTCTCTGACCGATTGCCAGTATTTCGAGGCATTATTTCCATGTTTATTATCGGATAAAACCGAGAAACGCATTTCGGTTTCCGTTCTAAACACTTGTTTCTTGGCCCAGTTGTCCTGAAGCTCGGGAACCATCTTTTTAAATTCAGATGCCTGAGACTTATCCAGTAAAACCATAAGATGTTTGGCTTCCTTATTAGCGTGAGGTTGGATATTTCTTTTTTCTTTATTCATTCTTTCTCTGTTGTAAACTATTTTTACGAGGCTGTAAAGGTTACGTTCGATGTGCCGTTATATCCTTTGAGAGTGTTGCTGGTAGTATTATACCAGACTTGTCCTTCTACAGGATTTGATGGATCAGCTGAAAGGACCTCTACCGCCATTCCTTTTAATGTTATATAAGTTGCCATTAGCTTGTTGTCACCGTGTGAACGGCTACCGGCGCTCCAGACCATTCTTCGCACGTTGTAACAGTTAGTGGTGTAGCTCCAGCTGCAGCAAGAGCGCTTGCGACTGTGCCACAGCCTCCCGGGCCAAATCGAGCAGTGGCTAAATCAGCTACTTCTGTCCAGCTCGTGCCGTTCCATTGTTCAACAACGTTTACTACGGGAGGACCCCCACCAAAAA